TATGCATCCATTCCTAGCTATGTCACATACGGTGCAACGCCTACTTATTCAACCGTCCAAATCACCCAAATTGAGAGGACCAGATCTTGGTCCCATCAGTTTAAAGGTAAAATGGATATGCTTAAGTACCTCTTACTAAATGGGTTTATACCCACGCTGCCCTACACGGATGATCTACAAGAGATCATCCGCAGCAAAGTTGTGAGTTTTACAGGTCAACTTTATGGTGACCCAAACTCTACCTTTGCTTATTCGTTGGTCCCGACGAGAAATCGCACATCTGTAGATGTTTCTACAGACTCTGTACTCCTTACTATGGAGAGCGATGCTCTTAATAGTCTGCAAGGCAAGGTATCTGGCCACGGCTTTAATGCCGTTGTGTCGGCCACCGAGGCCCAACAAACTATAGGGATGATAGGTAATGCAGCTAGAACGCTTTATTCGGCATATCGGGACGCTCGAAAAGGAAACTTTTCTAGTGCGGCTCGTAAGCTGGGTATTGCTACTCCGAAAGGACTTTCTAGCAAGCGATCCTTCACTTCAAATTGGCTCGAATTCCGTTATGGATGGAGACTTTTGGTGAAGGACACATACTCATTGCTTATCACACTTCATGATTGCTTAACTGCTAGACCTCCCTTATTTAGGGTGTCTGTAGTTAAGAGATCCATCTCCTCTCCTAGTATAGTCATTATCCCAAGGTCGTTATACACGCCCAATGGGGTACAGATCTGTACTTATAACGAAAGGAGAGAGATCACGTATCATCGTGAAGTGTCTGTGGGCTACGTGTACAGTCTTGAATCCGTAGCTCTTGCCACCGGTCAATCATTCGGCATACTTAATCCGTTACTTATTGCATGGGAATTAATCCCTTACAGTTTTGTAGTAGATTGGTTTGTGAATGTGGGCTCTGTTCTAGAAGGCCTTACGGCTTTCCAAGGCAAAGCTTACAAAGACGGGTGGTTCAATCGAGTAATAGAAAGCCGTACTGTCCATAATTGGACTGACGTGGTTAAGCCACCTTACTACTATGGCTATACGGTGTACTCTATGACTCCTGGGCAGTTTTCGTACCTTACGGAGCCCCAAATAGAACGTAGGTTTTATAGAAGGAGAGCCACGTTCACACCCTCCTCACTAAGAGTATCTCTTGACCTTAATATTCCAAGGGCATTAGATGCAATTGCCTTAATACGCAATTATCGTTCTTAGTCTTTTAAACTCCTTATATAGAGTAAAACCATGGCAACTATTGCTAACATCAGCCTCAA